GAGGGCTTTTTATTGTATTTGTATATAGAAAACCCTCGGCTATGCAAGGGGATATTTATTTTATTTTTTTACAGATAATAATGCCTATGACTTTCATGAAGTTTTTCTTTTACTTCTCGGTTTTCGGCTTTCTTCAGTTCCTGATTCATTTCCTTGTTCTGAGTGCTCACTATTTTCACCAGATCTATCTCCGGTTGGTTCGCTCTCGACAGCGTCTGATTCAATGTCATTATTTCTGTTGTCATTTTCTTGATTCTCGGTTTTTGGTGTTTCGTCAGCAGTTCTTTTTAGAAAACTTTCAAAATCTGATACGAAAGGTGTGCCACCAATTATATTTGGGTCTTTTATGATCCATTGGCTAATCATATTATAAACATTGGCTGACAATCCATCAGGACAGTTTACATTATTGAAAAGATCTTTGGCCTCACTTCTATCTATTACAAATCCATGTGATGGATAGTTAACTATTAATTTAGTTAGTGATCCTTCTTTTAGGTTATTAGATTTTTTTGTTAATCGCTCACCGTAAGATAATGCAATTCCCATAGCTCTTTGATGTTCACCAATTTTATGTGGATCAATTTGGCTAGCTATTGGCTGGTATAAATTACTAACTAATTCTGATGCTATGTCTGCTGATAGTCTAGTGCTAATTCCTCTGCCATATTTTATATCAGTGAGATATTGCCTAAAGGCCGATAAAGTGCGTGATTCTAATTGATCTACAGCTTTAAAGATATCAAGAGTTGAGCTAGACTCTCCCATTTCATCAGCTTTTCTTAGCTGTATATCAAGAGGTCCTAATTCACCTCGGTCACCAATAATTAGGTTATCAGCAGAAATAACAGCTAATGTTCCTGCGCTCTTACATAAGCTTGGCACAAGAACTGATACATTTCCAGTATAATAATGTTGCAGAGCTCTACCAATTCTATATCCTGCATCAGGATCGCCGCCATAAGTAGAAATACATAAAATTACATGTTCACGCTTTTTATTGGCAGTTATTCTATTTTCAATTTCTGTTGATAATTTGTTGTATCCAGCCCTTGTTATGTCCCCTATGTACACATAAACATCAGTATCATCAATAGTATCATGGACACCAGTATCTTTTTCCATATTATATTCCTTTGTGTATAAACCAGATCCCATTTGGCGTGTAGAAAAATAAATATAACTAATACCTTATTGTATTAAAACGTGTCGTCAGGCCATTGGGTTACACAAATCGCATCATCATCTGAACTACAACACCAATAATTTTACAGTTACCATTTATAGTAATGGCGGGATAGGCTGGGTTTAACGCTTTAAGATATTTAGCCCCATCCAAAACAAGTTTTTTGAATGTTGCTTCATTCGTATCAGTAAGTTTGGCTATCACCAAACTCCCGTTTATAGGTTCTCTACCAGTATCGACTAAAACTAGAGATCCCTCTGGGATGCTTACGCCCATAGGTGCTGTCATTGAGTCACCTTCAACCTTCAGCCAAAAAGCGGAACCTTGAACAGCCACCTCTGATTCGTACCACTCATCGATCTCACTCAACGTATATGGCTCACAAGCTTCAGTCCAATTACCAGCCTGAACAAAGCTAATAACAGGGTACTTAGGAGCTGGTCGATAAGGTCTTGGGTTACTTACATTGGCGTTATTTACATTTTCATGACCATGCTGCAACCAAATAACATCGCATTTTAAGAATTTAGCCAACGCATTCATTTTATCTTGCCGCGGTAAAGACTCCCCATTAAACCATTTACTAACAGCCTTAGATGAGACACCAAGGGCTTTGACTATCTCAGCCCCTCTGCCGTGTTCATTTAATCCCGCATCTTTACAGGCCTGTGCTAGCCTTCGGGAAAAATCATTCCGCACTTTTTCTGCTTGTACCATGAGTTCAATTATAAACTTCTTGCAAAAGACTTTCAGTACGGAGATAATGCGTACTGAAAGTACGATAATGGAGATTTTTATGGATGATTTACGTAAGCCAATTACTGACATTGGCGTTGCAAAAGTAGCAAAAGCATGTGGAGTAAGTGAGAGAGCGGTTTACAAATGGATTAACAATGGTTTCCTACCAAAAACAGAATTCTTTGGAAAAACCAATTATGCAAAAACAATCCAATCCCTATCAAAAGGGAAAGTAAAGGCTGAATACTTACTATCAGTTAGCCAGAAAAAATTACTTGCAGCTTAGATTCACCCGCTCTTTAAAAATTCACGCCACGCCTTTTGACTTCAATCGGCAAATTATTATCAACAATCCGCTCATATGGAATGAGCCACGGATCATTACTGCTGTTCCCAATATGGGAAGTAATCTAAGAAGGAATTTAACAAATGGAATGTGCAAAAAACATCAAAGTAGAGTGCTCATCAAACGAATTGATGACGTTTTACATTCAACAAATGTATTCAGTCGGTAATAACGGACTCGCTAAAGCGCTAGGAATACACCCATCAAAATCCAGTCGAGATAAAGCCAGAATATTCGATTTAGCTTGCCAGTTGGTGAGTAAGTTCGGATTACCGCCTGACTCTGTAAATATCAGCGATAAGCCAACGAAAGTTGTTCTTGAAGGTGACTATGCAGAAAGGGTTATTCAGGCTCTTGAAGGGAAAGGGAAGGTTAAAAGAAAAGCCCCAGCGGACACTGAGGCTTCTCAACAAATGGACTTAATTTAACAACAACCCAATGAGGTAATTATGGCAAAGAAACGCCGATTTATCAACCAAAATCAAGAAGAAAGAGTACATCCTGATAGCCCTGATGGGCTATTGGTAGCAGCGGCAAAAAACAGGAATTTCGGCAAGCGATTTGTCGAAGAGTTTAGAAAGCAACAAGGAGGTCAGCATGTCAGCGGAAATAAAATATCTTGATGATTTTAGACCTGAGCCAGAGGTCATGGAGAGCAAAGTGGCTGACCTTGATAACGGCTACACCAGAATAGCGAATGAGTTATTAGATGCAATCATGCTTGCTGGGTTGACCAAGCACCAATTATTAATGGTTATGGCTGTGTGGAGAAAAACATACGGTTTTAATAAAAAAATGGATTGGGTTGGTAATGAACAACTTGAAAGCATGACAAAGATTGATAGCACTAAATGCTCCACCGCTAAAAATCAATTAGTTCGGATGAAAATCTTTATTCAGGAAGGTCGAAAAATTGGAATGAATAAGAATATTTCTGAGTGGGAAACTGACATTGACCAAAACAGTAAAAGTTTTACCGAAACGGTAAAGAATAGTTTTACTAAAACAGTAAAAACCACTTTACCGAAACAGTCAAACACAAAAGACAATAATACAAAAGACAATAAAGACAAGATCCCCCTTACCCCCATTGGGGAAAATATCGCCCTAGAAATTCTCGATTATTTTAACCAGCTAACCCATTCTAAATTTCAATCAACTGAACCCATCCTGAAAGCGCTTAACACCATCAAGGCTAAAGGCGAATGCTACACACCTGATGAAATTAAACTTGTGATGGAGTGGGCTGTTAAGACTTGGAAGAATGGAAAAGATTTAAAACCTCAGAGCTTGTGTCGAATGACTCGCTTCGATGGCTACCTTTCAGATGCGCTCAAGTGGAAAAACCGAGACGGTATCAATCCTGTCGATTGCCCTCATGAAGAGTTAATTAAAATCTGGAACAAATACGTTCCTGAAAGAGCCATTGATTTTCATGAGTGGACATCACGCAGACCTGCTTACAAAGATTTGGAAGCTGTCTGGAATGGAAAAACTAACAAAGGGCAGTGGCGTGAAGTAAAACACATGGACACCTGCTTCAAGCTGATATCGCAATCAAGTTTATTCACAGGCTTGCAAGACAAGGGGTGGTTAACTCTTGACTGGATCTTAACACCGACAAGATGGTCGCAAACCTACGAACAAGCCAAGCGCGAATATACCGAACGGAAAAAAGGGATTGTTTAATGGAAAATAAATTCACGGATTATTATTCAGAGCAGGCTGTCATTGGTGGGATACTGATTGCCACATCTGAAACCGAAGAGATTGCTATCTCAGCGATTGAAAGTTTAGTTGCTGATGATTTTACCTCGTCATCTCACAAAGCCATATTCAATGCTATGCAGAGCCTTGTTAGAAATGGCTCTAAGGTTGATTTGGTTTTACTGAATGGAGAGCTTGAACAGCAAGGAAACTCAGTAATTACTGGCGGGTTTGGCTATCTTGCTGAATGCACGAAAAACACATCAAGCATTCAAATGTTGCCCGGTTATGTTCAAAAGATTAAGGATCTAACCACAGCACGCAAAACACTAGCTGTTCTCAATGAAGGCATTGCGAAGATTAGCTCATCAAACGTTAGTAATCTTGTTGATGTTGTCGGTGAGGTTCAATCCACAATCTCATCAATGGACACAGGTAGCGTTGTTGAAACACAGCACATTATGGACGGTGTCAATGAGTCGATAAATATTCTTGAGTCGATGATCAATGGTGATATCTGGAAATATAAAACTCAGTTTGGCTTACCTGATATCGATAAAGCATTTGGGGGATTTAACAATACTGACTTGATTGTTATTGGTGGACGTCCAGGTATGGGTAAAACCATGTTCAGTACAGCAATATCAAAAGCAATCGGATTGAAACAAAAGAAACCCGTTGTTTTTTATAGTCTCGAAATGCCGTCGTGGCAGATATCAGAACGAATTTCATTTCATCACGCAGGGGTTAACAAGCAAGACTTACTTGGTGAAGATAAATCTAAGATCAACATGGATGAGGCTTGGGCTAAGTTATCTCATGCACTTGCTGACATTCAGGAATCACCGATTTATATCAATGACCGACCATCAATGAGCATTCATGAAATACGTGCTGACGCTAGAAAAATGCACAAAAAAACGGGTGGTTTAGGTGTCATTATCGTTGACTACTTGCAGAAAATGAAAATGACCAACCCTGAAAACATGAATCAGTCAGTAGGTGAAATTGCAACAGGACTAAAAAACCTCGCAAAAGAGCTTAAATGCCCCGTAGTCGCACTTGCACAGTTAAACCGTAACTTAGAGCAACGAACCAATAAGCGCCCCGTTAATGCTGATTTGAGAGAGTCTGGCGTTATCGAACAAGAGGCTGACGTTATCTTCATGATTTATCGTGATGAAAAATATCACCCCGACACTAACCTGAAAGGTATCACTGAGGTTATTTGCACAAAATCACGACACGCACCCGGTGCAGAAAAAACATATTACTTCACTAATGCTCGCGGTGGTTTAGATCAGGCTGTTTTAAGCAATATAAACAACGAATACGCAGATGATGAAATTGAGTGTTAA